ACATATTGCCCGGCTTGTAGCTATTGAGGAACCCCTTGAGCAGATCGAACTTATCCTGCTTGAGCCTCATATCCTGCCGCAATGACTCCATCTGTGCGACTTTGAGGAAGTCAGGAGGGGCTACGGCACCGTAGACGCCCTGGTATTGAGGGCCATACAGAGCGGATCCTGCTACCTGAGAACCAGGCAGGAAGCCAAACTTGGTCCCTTCCTCGAATACGCCGAATTGTCCTGGCATTAGGTGGCTCCTCTTGTGCTTGTGATTCTACCTAAACACAAGGCATTTCGCCACTGCTATGTCCCACCGGGCGGATTGCCTGTCTCGGTGCAGCAGAATCCATTAACGAGTGCGGCGCTGCTGGCACCAGTAATACTGGTCACTCGGGGGAAATTGACCGTTCCTCGCCGGTGCCACGTATTCCTCTTTTCACTCTGGTCTGTCATATTGACCATGACCGTGGCACCAACCGCTGGTATCTTTGTTCCGGTATCACTGCCACCCGTTCCGGCAAAAGGGGTACCGGTCATAGGCAGAGTCAGTACCGTGCCATTACGGTTGTCTGTGTCGATAGAGCTCATACCGGATATCGGATCGCCGGGGATCAGGTTTCCGGTTACGTCATCTGTGGATACAGCCGGTACGTCTCCAACCAGTACCACTGTGAGCGTGGCCTCTGCACCATCCCCGTTGACCGCAACCACTACCGCAGGCACCGCCCTGGTGAGCAGGTCAACCCGTCGCTGCATTCTGGTAGCGATCGCGCCTTGCTTGCGATGTGTCATGAACTGAGGGGTTTGCAGACTGACAGACTGCCTGGCGGCTGACTGGTCGTCCACCTTGAGAATCGTGCCACCGTTAACATCAACGTATTGCCCTTCGGGCAGTCCTCGGCGGGCGGTCTGATTCTTCTCCACGCCGGTGATAGCAGACACGATAGCCTGTGCCAGTTCATCGGCATTCGCGTACTTTGTACTACGCAGGCGTGCTGCTATCGCTGTGCTGGTTGCTGGGTTCATTTGTTAGAACCTTCTGGTGCTGATCCTGCCATCATAATGGATTGGATCACAGGCTTGTCAGTACCAGTATACCCGGTCAGTGTTAAGGCCAGCGAATGATCTTCGGGAATATCCACTTCCCTGGTGCGATCCATGTTCATGTCCATGACAGATGACAGATTGCTGAACTGGATTGTCCGGTTGTAGGGGTCTTTGACGTTGGAGGAATATGCCCCATGGCTGGAGTTTGCCCCGATCTTTCGATAGTCGCGGCTGTTCTCCATCAGACGTAGATACCCTTCCATGTCCACTGTAGTCGGGCGGTACTTGATACGGATCATATTGGACTGATTCACACTGAACGCACCGATGTCGTACTCGGGAGTCTTCAAGGTGTAGTTGATGGCTCCGATCTGTAGCAGGCTTTCCGTATCCGGCAGGATGGTGAACGGCCTATCGACTTCGATGCTTTCATCGGTTTGTGCCAGAACAATACGGTGTTGCCCGCGACCTTGGCCACTAACAATGGCGGCGGTGGTGCCGACACAATCAGGGGGTATGTCACCAAGAACGAGCCGGTACGCGCTTTGGACTTCGGCAATACTATGTCGTGTAGTTCCTGCTGATACAACATCGAGAGAGCCAAGGTCAGGCTGATAGACTTTCCCATCGTGGCCTCCGAGCAATGGCCTGCCCAGGAGTTGCGTCCCGATGCAGGATGAAGTGATCGGGAACGGGTATTCTTCCAGGCTCCACTTATCCAGCAGATAGTCGTAGGTGATCGAGTGCTGCGGGTAGTCGTACCCTTGCATCGTCACGTACCAGCGAACGAGATGGAGTTCCAGGCAATGGGTGGCATGCCAGAAGCAACGCTTGGCGTTGAAGTTAATCCGTAGCCCATCTCCTTCCTTGCGGAACAGATCGGCAATCGGGGTGCTGAGGTGATCGGGGCTGGTATTGGCCTGGTAGTAAGACCGGGGCATGGAACCATTGAACACATGGATGCCGAGCCGATCCATCATCAGGCATTGGTTCTGCACCAGCACCGCCATGCGCTGGCTAATACAACCGCGACTGGAGGCAGGCTGCAAGTCGCCGTCTCGGGCCGGGTTCGTGGTAAAGGTGAACTGGGAGATTGACCGTTCCTTGAGTACCCACATGGCGTTGGCAAACACCATCAGACCGGTCACATCATCGCCATCTTCCGGCAGTTGCAGCCATAGCTCCTTGGGAAGCCATGACTCAGGGTATCCCGGTTCCGTGAAACCCAGGAGATTGCCCTCGGCATAATAGGGTTCGATGGTGTATTGCTCGTAGGTATCAGTAGGCCCATCGTACCCCTCGGTGATCTCCAGCGTTTGCGCTGCTTCGTCTACATCCGAGACGGGGTACTGTCTGGTACCGATAACGATCTTTCTACCAACAAAGGTCTTGCGGAAACTGGTACCAATCCCTGTGATGGTCGTGCTGCCATTGACCAATGACACGTTGCCTTCGGCGTACACTCGCCTTCCTGCTGCAAAGATACATCCCTTGTACTCTGCAATAAATGGCTTATCATCCGGTGGCTCACTGTAGAGGTAGAACAGGTTCCAGTTGTTTTCATCGAACGCTGCCTGACCGAAGTTCATCGACAGTTGTTCGTCGGTGTTGTAACTCACCAGATCGTCACTGGTGATGTCGTCGGTATCGATGTCCAGGTAGTACACATCGTTGTTGCCGTTGACATTGCGGAAGATCTGGCGACGTACCACGCGAGGATCGCTTGGCTTCTCCACGCCACGGTAGTAGACGTAGGGAACATATTGGAGTACGGTACTCGGGGTGATAGGACATGGATTGGACACGTACCCGTCTTTGTCAACATACCGCATGAACGCCTGATACCGCCCTGAGATAACCACCGGGCTTCCACCCAATGGGTTACTGGCGCTGGTCAAGTTGGCGATACGCACGGTAAACCGCATCAGTCCCCAGTAGTACGGATCGCCTGGCGTGGGGGTGTGACCTACCTGGAATCGCGGTGCGGCCTGCAAGAAACTCGATGAACTGGTGATGATGCTGCCTGCTATCTCTGCGGACTGCCCTTCTGCCAGTCCGTTCTTGAGTACCAGGAAATCGGCTTGCCTCTTATTGGCTGACAGTTGGCCTTGCGGGGTGTACTGAAACTGGTTTCCTGTTACCCACTTTCCGGCCACGGTGCCGAACTCGGAATAGTCGTAGTGGATGTACCGGTATGCTTCCTGTGGCACCTGGGCGGAACCATCGGCATCGATCTCCTCTTTGGTGAGGATGCGGAAGGATGCCTTGGGTGAAGGAACACCCGCGTTGCTCATGCGTTTTTCGTTGGGGCGCATGCGTTTCATGGGGTCGTACCCGTTGGCAAACAGGAACGTCCCATTAGAGGTGGTGAGCATAGTAGGGTGGCAGGCAGTAGTCAGGCCCGAGCCGATGATACCGACCGTTCCACCTGATGCTGTGAAACTGATTGTCAGCGCGGCTTCGGTCCGCTTCCCGCCACTTCCGCCACCGAAGGGAATGAACCGCATGTATGACTCCTAGCCGCCAGCCCCCAGGACAACAGCGCCTTCGGTATTAAGCGGCGCTGAAGGAAATGCGGGGAATACCGTGATGTCGCCAGTGCTGGTATTGTAGCCGACAATGGGACGGATCAGACCGTAGTTAGTGGTACCGGCACACATGAAGAAACTTCCGACAAAAGCGCTGGTACCATAGCCTGTCAGTGTGGTCTTGATGATAGTAGTGGTACTTCCGCTATTGATGGTGCCTGTCTTGTAGTTCTTCAGATACAGTTCGGATAGGGCTTGAGCCGGGAAGGCAGCGCCATCGATCTGCATCACGTTAACCTTGGGATTCCAGAACACGATATACACACTGGTGTTATCTGGTGTGGTGCTCCAGTCAGGGCGTACCGTCGCTACCTTTGTCGTAGTGTCATAGTCGGTAATCATGCGTGGGGTACTGTCTTTGCCAGTGCCTCGCACAATCTCGACCATAGTTCCTACCAGACCAAAGCTCGGTCCAGCGGCACGCAGGGTAATGGTTGTGGATGTTCCACCCTGTGCAACTCCTGAGTCAAACGCTGGTTCTGGCACTAATGTGCCTGTATCTAAAGAAGTCCCTGCGTTACCTTTGTAGAAGAGGTGGTCACAGGACATCTCGGTAGCAGTGAGCTCGTTGTAATAGATACCTGATGCGGCTGGGGTTTCAGCCGGGGTATTCGTGGCAGCAGCCACCGCACCACCATCTTTGCTGAGGTTCAGCGTCGTTCCTGAATCCTTGCGGCGCAGGGGGTAGGGGGCGTTCCTGATAACTCGATATGGTCCGTGCATGATTGTCCCTTACGAAGTGGCTGTGTTGGATCGCAGGCTGATTTTCAGGTCGCCACGGAATGGAGAACCTACCGCCGTAGCCTGCGGTCCTTCCGCCAGGAACCAAGGGCCATACAACTGGCCGGTGGTTCCGCCTACGGTGTCGTCATCACAGAGAAAGATGCCAATGATGGTTCCCACCGCATTCGGGGTAATCTCGGAGGCAGACGGATTACTGACGGACGCAGGGGAGCCATCAATCGTCGCTCCTGGTGTCCAGACCGGCCTGGTTGCTTCGTCGTAGTCCACGAACTCCGTCCAGCCAGTATGGCTACCCATCGTATCGTTTGGCTCATCGAAGGCAGTGAAGTCTGCCGAGGAGACAAATCCCATGTACAACGCTGTTGGCACGGTGCCTGCGTTGAAGTACCCGTCCAGTATGGCAGCTACACCGGTCATCCTTCCACCCTCGGGTTATAACCCATGTTGACTGTACCATTCTCATTCAAGGTAATCACTGCCCGCCCCAAGGGTCGGCGTAGTTCATGAATGGCTATGGCACATCCCTTGGCACTGCCTCCAACTACTTGGAAATAGCGGAACTGCTGAGGCTGTCTTACTGTTGCAACATCATACCTGATGGTGGCAACATAGACATCATCAACATAGTCATCATCCAGAAAGTGGTCGATGGCAAAGAAGTTGGCAGACTTCCTTGGGATGCGCAAAGTTTTTACCAGCGTGCCACTGGAACCATACACCTTCACCTGTGGCGTGGCATCAGGCTCGATAGGCACCCACAGTAGCAACGATACCCGCTGCCCTCGTCGGTGCCTGCCAATGTATGTACTCAATTCCAGAGGCACTAGATCACCATGAACCGATGAATGCTGTTGCGGGCATTGCCTGACACGGTGTAACTGAGCACCACATCATAGACCACGCCACGTTCGTAGTCAGGGTCACTGGTAGTCACCGACCACTTGTAGACGGCTGTCAGATCGGGGCTACCGAACAGCGTTGCAGTACCGTTGGTGATGAATCCATTCGGTCCATAGACGCGAAACGTCATCGACCCGCTGATTGCCGTGGGAACATTACTGTTGTTGACAGCACCTTCCAGGCCATACGCTGTACCGCCCAGGATAAATGAAGGTATCAGCATGGTTACTCCAAGGCATCCAGGGTGACTTCTTTCAATCCGCCCCTGGTCGTAAGTTCTCCCTGCGTAATGCAGAGCATGTTGAGTTGCAGTTGCATCGTTCCCTGGGGATTGTCCATGGGATCGATGTCGCTGTACTGCCCCTTGAAATCATTCACCAGTGTTGTGACATCAGGCGGTTTGTCCATTAATAAACCCCCACATCGCACCATCTCCAGAATGGCGACTGGCGGAAGTTGCCAGCATAACTGATTCCCTGTTCAGGGCTGGCTTTACTGATAGCACGACGCAGCAACACCTGGCGGGCAGCGTTGATGGTAGACATCTCTTTGCCTTCCTTGTTACGCCGGTTGCCTAGATGGAGGTAGCACTGTTGCATAAACAGACTGGCCATGATGGATTCATCAATGTCGATGACTGACGAAATCTCATAGGCTTTCAGCGTGTTGGTGTAGGTGAAGTTAGTGCGTGCCTCCAGAATCGTCGTACTGGAATAGGTATCGATCAGGGCTTCTTCCACGCGAGGATTAAGACCTGACTTGGCAGTGGGAATGTTGGTCCCATCGCGGCCTATGCGGATCAGCGCACCAGCATACTCTTGAAGGAATGCTGTACCTGTTCCAGTAATCGTCTCATCGTCGGCAGCGGTCGTCACCTTTCCGTCAGTGACGGACCAGACTGCCACCTCCTCGGGATGGCGGACATAAGAGAACCGGTAGGTGTAGGCTGTTGATGGATAGGGCCAGAGTACCAGATTCAGACCGTTCAGTAGCCTGCGGTCTTTCTGTACGGTGAACATGACCGGTACCAGACCATACACCCCGGGGCGCCGGTCGGCAAACTCCAGGGGTGTCACATACTTCACGACATGGTTGGTGTTCAGGTCGTTTGTCAGGTAGGTGATCTTCCTGATGTTGTTAGGCAGTGGGTATTGCGACCGCCAGATTTTGAACGCCGTTGCAGTAGAGATGTCCGCAGTAAATTGGCTTCCTTCCTCGATCTCGATGACTGTGGAAGAGATGAGTCTGTCTACCAGGGCGTACTTGGAACTGATTTGGATGGCACCGTATTCCGCCCATTCCGGCCAGGTGCCGCCTGTCAGGGTGAACCGCCTAGTGCTGGCATCGTAGGTTATCGTGCCAGTGTCATAAGGAGCATTGACGATAATGGTCTGCTGCCCCTGATACCAAGGCCAGTCGTATTCGCCCCACACTTCCTTGAGTGCGTCGTTAATAGCCTCACGGCAGTCCTCAACCGCCTGGGGGTTATCATTGGATCCCAGCCATCGCATGAGAGCTCGCTGATAGTCGGCAGCAGTCCGTATCATACCGCTCCCCCTGCTGCCGCTGGTACTTCCATTGGCTTCTGGATGAGGATGTTACCGTCCTTGACGGTGTATTTCCATCCTCGTCGGTTGCAGACCTGTTTGATCTCATCCATGCTGCCTACCCAGGCTTCTGGATCACCGAGGAACCGGGCTATCGATGGATTGTACCATCTTCCCGTAGTGTCTACACCAGCACGCTTGGCAATGCCGCCGATGTACTCGCCCCGATCATCCTTGGGGTTATCGAACTGGTCCCGGCTTCGCAGCGCCGATCGGAGCATCGATGTATCGCACAACCCGATATGAGCCTGGTCCATCAGCCGTTCAAAACTACCATCGCAACAGCAGGATACTGGCGTATCGATGCCCTGCTCCAACTCCTTGAAGGATTGCAAGACTTCTTCGGTTTTTCCGCAGCCGTTGCAGCGGTAGGTATAGAGCGGCATTACGTTCCATCTCCTGGCTGTGGCTTCTGACCCTCTGGATGAGGGTTTTGCGGTTTCGGCTTTGGCTTATCATCCGGCATAGATAACTCCCTACTGTGGACCTTGTGACGGATTCTTCTGGCTCGGTGCTGAGGCTACCCCCTTGGCCGGTGCAGGCTGAGGAGGTGGCATATCGGGGAATGCTGCCATCAGTTCAGGGTCAATCTGGTTGGCTTCAGCAATCTCTCGCAATACCCGGTTAGCGGGGCCAAAGACACCGGTGGCTTGCCCCATCTGAATCAGCATAGGCAGTACCAGTTGTGCCATCTTATTGCTCTGGTCTACCCGTGTATTCAGGTCGAGGATACGTCCCTGGCTGGCGATCACATCCAGGTCGGATTCCCTGAGTACCGAGATAATGTCCTGCCCCTGCGTGATCCGCTGCCAGGCATTGGCACCAGGGACACCGAGGATGGGAGCAATGTCTTGTGGCTGGTAATGTAGCAGCGCTGCCACGCTTTCCTTGCGTGCTACTCGAGTATCAGTCTCGTTCACGCGCTGTGCCATATCGCGTGGTCGCAACTGGCTGGCATCGCTCACAACCTGTGCCTCGGTGGCAGTACGGAGACTGCGGGCCAGTTGGGCTTGCATCAGGTCCGTCAGGCCGGTCATCTGCTCAACCTTGGCCTCAAAGAACTGGTACACTTCCATGATTGACGACTTGAGTTCCGGTGCTGAAATCAGATCGCAGAACTGTTTGATCGTCTTTTGATCCATGTCCTTGAGTGTGACGATGCACTCATCGTCGCCATTCTCGATGGCTTCCTTGAGTTGTTCACCAATCTGTTTATCGATGATCCAGATGTCTCGCATTGACCGGTAGCACTTATCGGCCACGAATGACACCACCCACACCATGAACTTGAGATAGCTGAGAGCAAACTCAAAGTGAGGGATGGGGTAGGGGCTGCCATTGCGACGATGGAAGTACAGCGTGGTAATCGGCCAGGGGTCATCAATGTCGAGGTAGTAGGGGGTCGGCCACTGAGTGGATTGCCGTAGCAGGTCAAGCGGGTTGATAGGCTTACCTGTGCCTGGGTCAATCTGTGGCTGGCCAGAGTTAGCCATGTTCTGAAGAGACATCGCCTGCTCCAGCAGCATTGGCGACATATTGGCACAGTAATCCACGCTATCGGTAACGATGAAGAAGCAGTAGTCACCCAGTTCAGCGTCGAGGGCTTCCATCTCTGGACGGCGCTTGTCTCGCAACTGCATTCTTGCCCCGGAACCCATGCGGGACCAGACCTTCCAGTACACCACTTCATCCAGTGGGTTATCCCGGTGCCTGGTGTTGCCTGCCCCACCTTCATCAATGACGAGCTTCTGATAGAACGCCTCGCTAACAGTGCTCCGCTGGTTGGGCTTAATCTGATCCTCGGGCGTACCGTAGAGTTTCGAGAACTGCCAAGCGGTAGCACGGCATTGCACAGCCAGCCACTTGGCGTCTTTCTCTGTCATGGTGTCGGGGTCCCAAACAATATCGTTGGCGAGGATGTAGTTACTCCCCACCAGGAAACTGTTTGTTCCCGGCATCTGCACCAGTTCAGTATTGAAAGCAGCGAATCCATACATCAAGGCATCTTCGACGATGGCGCGGCGGTCCTTCATCAGGTTCAATTCCTGAACCGAATAGTTCAGCATCTCCTGCAACATTGTGGACCGGGTATCCCGCATCATGAACTGCATGTTGGCCTGCATCACATCCATCTGATATTGCTGCATGGCCATCTGCTGCTGCATCACATATCCCGGATTTGCTGCCATGAAGTTCTTGTCATTGAACTTCATCGCTTGCAGTTCAGGCGGATCAATGCCATAGGTGATAGGTGGCGGAATGAAGGGCTTCTTCGCCTTGACGGTGCGAACCACCTGACCTTGCGTCAGGTATGGCGTCATGATCTGAACGAACTTGGCTACCCAGTTATCCGAGATACGCCAGTAAGGCATACGGATAGGCTTGTTATCGCGTCCTGCCGGTCCCACATTGGCACCGACTTGCAGGTACATCTGGTCGGTGATGTACTTCGGCTCAAACAGATACTTGTGTTCGCCGAGGACAAACCGCTGACATTCTTCTGCACCCTTAGCGTACACATCACGTTTCTTGGCCAGTCCTGCACGAATAGCTTCGAGCCAGGTATCCCGATGTTCTCGGAACAATCCACCATCATTAAGCTGATTGCCTGGGACGAACATCGGGTTGCCTCATTATTGCTTGCGGCGGGTTCCGTCACTGCCGGAAGCCTTTAGTTTATCAATCTCAGCCTGCATTGCTGCCAGCATTTCCATGATGGCATCGTCCTTCTTGGCAGACGAAACCATGGCCGTTTCTGCCAACTTCATGAAGAACGGGGTGCGGCGAAATGACCCGTTGTTATTGTAAGCTGCCATGGGATCGCCGGTTTCTGCCGGATTAGGCAGAGTGTGGTCCCAATAGGCAACTGAGGTTTTCTCTTCGTGCGTGTAGCCTGGCCTTGCGATGATGACAGTGAATGCCCGGTTGGAGGTCTTGGTGATCCAGCCGATGCATTCGTTCTGGTCGTTCTGTCTGCGGTAGAAGCACGGTTCGCCACACATGACATCAGGAGCGACGTACTTCTGCCGCTTGGCTTGTGCCTCAGTAACGGTCATCATCCGTGGGATCGGTGGTAATCCTCGCATTGGACCCCTGGTGTCCGCATGGGGAACAGCCGGTGGGGTGGCTACAGCACTCATGGAATCTCCTACTGAAAGAACGCTTTGCCGCTGCGGATGTTACTAAGCAACTTCCCGTACTCTCGCGCTCCGAATGGTTTCGGGCCGACAGGATTGGGGGGCGGCACCCACGGCAACCCCCTTGTTGTAGCATAACGCACACAATCTAGCAAATGGTTCCTGCCATCCTCATACCCGATGAACTCACCCAATGCGTTACGCTTCTTACGCCACGCCCCAAACTCCCATATGAGTTTTTCGCACTTACTGGCAATGAACAGCATAGGCAGGCGATCTTCTACTTGGGGGACGAGGTAGTCTTTCGTTCGCTCAATGCCGGTGCGTATATCATGCGAGCCGTATTGCCACCCTGGAACGACAGGATTAATGTCGAACTTCTGGAAGTTCTCCATGTAAACGCTTTCTGCGGTTTCTCCCTCTTTCATACCCTTCCAACTCAGGCCGCGACCGCCTTTGTAATCGATAATCATCTCTCGCAGATAGCTCTGGTGATGCTGGTCGAGCTTTTCTTTGGTCAGTTGCGCCACCAACTGGGGATTGGCCTGCTTAATGTAGAGTTCATCGTAGCAGACAATACACCCGGGCCTGGTGCGGTACCACCTCTCGGGTTCGGTTAACAACGCCACCTTATCGGGATTCGTCTCTACCTCGGGCGCTATGCAGAAGAGTACCGCCGCGACCTCCACGCCGGGATCGACTATGATATAGCGGGTATCCTCCCATCGCAGATTAACTTCTGGCACAACATGCTGGAACTTCTTGAACTCGGGATAAGCCAGCAGATACGACCGGGCGGACTGGCCTTGCCAGCGGGTGCGATACTGCTCTGTATCCATCTTCATCTTGGCTTCAAACGCCTTGCTGCCCTGGCGGGACAGATAGATGTTATCCTCCTGCAACATCAGGAAGTAGGCTGTTCGCTCTGATAGCGGTTTCTTGGCATTCTCCGGGTCTTCTGCCCGCATCTCGAAATCAAGGAACTCATCGGTGGCGTTCTGCGGTGTAGCGGACCAGAAGATACGACCGTTGAAATCGACAATACGAGCCCGCATTTCATCAATCCACCGCTTCGGGTGGTCCAGTTCTTCGTCCATCCACACCAGATGGAACTTGCGACCCTGGGGCATCTTCCTGACCAGGCCAGAGTAGAACCTGATCTTGCCGCCGTTAATGAGTGATACCGACTTGGGGATCTTTTCCTTCTGGTTTTCCCAGGATACCCCTTTCTCAATGCCACCTCGGATATACCGTTCGGGAATGATCGGGTCTGCTGCTATCCACAGGTCTTTGTGTCTGGTATGTTCTTCCAGATTCTCATTGACGACAGTCCATTCAAACGTCTCAGGGTTTTTGAATATCTTGAACTGCGCTTTCTCAAACAGATATTCGTACATCAATGACAAGTGCCTGCCATCATTACCTACACAGGCAATCTGAATACCACTCTCGGGATACTTACCTTGTACCGGGTGCTTGCCGGTGGCAGCGTAACCTACTTCGCCTGACGCCGTACAGGTTTTCCCTGCCCGGTTTGATCCTGACAAAGCTACTTCATGATCCATGCACTCATGGAATTTCTGAGCGGTCGGGAGCGGTTTATAGAGGATGATGGTTTCTTTCTTACGTTCCTCATGCTCCGCAAAGAGTGCGATGAACTCACGGTAGTCCTCTTTCGTCCAGGTGCCGGGCAGGTTTACCCGTACCATCGCATCTATTTCAGCCTTGATCTTCTGCCACTTGGCATGCTCAATGTTCGACTTGCGTGGCATGGAGCGTCACCCCTTCGATAGGCACAACGAAATTGTGTTTAGCCAGGAGTTTACAGAGGGATGTTTCCACCTCTTCGTTGCTCATCATTTTAAGACGAGCCTGCCCGCCGATTCTCTTTTCGGTGCGTTCGATAAACGACATGACACTGGATACGATCTTAACTACGGTAGATGGCTGTGTGCTTTTGGCAAAGGTGAGTTCTTTGATGAGTAACGCGAGTCCCTGAGCACCACCATAGGCTTCTGTCAATGCATTGGCGAGATCTTCTGCCGACGTGCGACCGCCTGATTTAGCGAACGCAGACATTGCCGCCATAACTTCATGGGGATTGGTTCTACCCCCTGCCTGGCTAGTACCTTTCCTTTTCTTACTGCTTCCTGCCATGTTGTCTCACCCAGCGCGATGCGTCTGTAGAGTGACCTGTAACATTGATCGCACAACCCACGCCGTGTGGCATCATGCTCACTATGGTTTATGCACCTCATGGAACTTTCTCGGCTTCCATCGTGGATCGCGCGGGAGGAGATACCTCCGTTGGACCATCTGCCTGTCGGTCAACCCTTCCTCTTTCATCCTGCGGATAATGCTGCGATAACAAGACTCACAGCGACCCCGAGCATACACCTTCCGTTCTTTATGTTGTAGGCATTTTTTCATGAATCACCTGAGCGAAATAGCCCGCAGCCTTTAGGGGGTCTGCGGGCCTCTCTCCAAGCACCTTCAACAGAAGGAGCATGCTTGCTATTCAGTTGGGGGAGTGTCAGCCGGTGGTGGCGCCGGGGGTGCCGGTGGCGGTTCGTCAGGTTGCTCAAGGGGCAGACTGAAATCCAGTGTACCTGCCACTGCCTGGCCACCGACAATCAGGATCTGACCGTCAAAGCGAATAGTCTTAACGCCTTCGCCAAGGTCGGCATCACCGATGAGAGACACTGCTGATGTACCAATCGGACCGACTGCCCACACTTCGCAGGAGGATACCGTACCACCATCCACTTCCTCATGCTTCTCATTCTTGATGGCAAGCAGTTCGGAGTTGGACACGATGAATTGCGGATCCTGCACCTTGGCGGGGTTGGACTTCTTGTCTTTCCATTTCAGCGAAACGGTGACATACTGGGTTGCTGTCATTTGCATAGCAAGGATGACCTTTCCATACGGGAAGGGGAACTGTTGTTTGTGGGGGGTCTTACCCACTGGTCCCCGTTGTTCAGTGGGAAGTCCAACTATGAAGTAACCAGTGATGGATTTCTTGTTCCACCACCGGTGAAAGATGTTCCACACCATATTATCGCCTGCGTCGTGAGACTCGGGAGGCAGTACCGCAACTACCGTTAGCACAGCTACCGGCTGTTACTGTTTCAGTTGATGGAGCGACCTGTACAGTAGGCTTGGCTTTGTTATCGCCATGTCTGACAAACAGGTGCATATAACGCTTACCATCACTACCACGCACCCAGGCTGCACCGGCATGGCTGTAACTGTCATCCATGCAACAGGTAGCCCATCCCCAGGAATCGTCGAGAGCTCCGCAGCCAGCGGCGTCAGCACTCACACCTTCAGGGAGATACGCAAAGTCACTGGGGAGGTGGCCACTGATACCTTGACGTGCTCGCTCTTTCGCACATGCCAAGGCGGCTTGCGTTAATCCCGCATCATGAGAAAAAGGAGGCAAGCCGCGCTTGGCACGATACGCATTGACCTCATCGAGAGCATCATTACTGCCGGTGCTGGTGCCGAACACCTTGGGAGCTTCGGTGGTTTTCGGCGTGGAGGCGAGAGCTACGGCTACCGCACTTTCTCCCTGGCTCCGGGCTTTCTTGCGGTCGCTGGCTTCGATGGAGATGCACCAGAGCGTTACCACAGCCACGACAACCATACGCATGAATCGCATTACACAGACTCCTCTAAGAAAGGGTGTAGACACACGGACCGGCTTTACGCCGAGATAGATCACCTCCTCTCTTACTTGAAGCGGTTCAGCAGGAACTGGAACAGGATTGGGAGCAACGTTTGGAGTGCCAGGAGTAGGAGCGGGTTGCCCACGATCTTCTCCTGGTCTTCTTTGCTGAACTTCTGAAGCCGACGAACCAGGTGAGGATTGGCTCGCAAAATCTCCTGCGTTTCAGCGGAGACGTTACTAAACTGGCTGAGGTACTGAGAGACTTCGCCAGTGCTGATCTCACCCACAGTCGCGTCACCAGCAATGATAACACCTTCGCTAGGCATGGCACCACCAACCACAAGGTGATTCTCATTACTCACTTGGTTGATGAGTTTTTCGACCAACCCTTCCAGATTGTCGAAGAAGAGCACCTTGTCGATATTCCCCGGCGTGACGACAGCGGGTTCTAGTAGCTGTGCTCCAGACACCAGCCATTTGCGGAAAGCGACCATATCGAGCTTGGAACGGTCGAACTGGACGAGAGAGCCGATGTTAAACGGCATAGAGATACCCCTGAAAAGAGAAGAGAAACCACAACTGAAGCAGTCAATCGCTAGACTGGCTAGATTTTGTCGGCCATCTCTTTGTGCTTTAGAGCTTTGGCCTTTATGCCTTCGAGCATATGCAGAATGGCTTCTGCCCACGTTTTCTCGCTAACACCAATGGTCTGTGGATTACCATTGGCATCTGCATATTGAAGGCGAAACTCGTCGTCTTCACAGATAAGAGCAAGATCGCTAAACTCGATCTTGTCCTTGTAATTCTTGTTCCAACCAATCACAACTGCACCGTCAGGTGTGACATAGTTGTGAACGTCTCCTTCGTGGCATCCTGCCCATACGCCATCATGAGACTTCGGCTTGTGGTCTTTGAACGTGTTTTTGATCGACATTTGAAACTCCAGTTAAGGGAACGAAGAGCATAAGAATTACGCCAAACCTAACGGACGACGCGAGGTAAACCCAAGCGGGCCAGTAAAGGCATAGGTTTCGCGGCCATCGCGGCACATGCGGTCTACCGTGCCGAGTTCCACCAGGAACTGATCGCCGTTGAGGTTAATCGGGCCGTTGTCGCCCTGGACGGTCATAGGCCCGCCGAGGTAGCCGCCCCAAGAATTGTCGTAACGAACAACTTTGCGACCCTTGATCGTGAATCGCCCGTTCCATCCTGCACAGTGCGCCCAAGAACCTTGCGGTCTGCTGAAACCGTTGCTGTCCCGGTTCATCGCAAAGCCCTGATTTGAGCAATGCACGACCGGGTGGAGCTGGCCAATCAGCGCCCAAACATCGTCGCCTGACTGGCAGAGTGCAGCCTTCTGAAGCGGGTGTTCCTTGGCGATGGGTTCCAGTTCGTCAGGCACACCGCGAGAGCCGTACTGATCGCAACGCTGCTCGCTGTAGTTGGTGAAGTCGATACTGCCATATTGTTTCATCAGCAGCACGCCATACTTCAATAGCCAATCAACAGCCCAGGCACCCACGCCACCGTCATCGCCACGGTAAAGACTGCTGCCTTCCTGTATCTTGCCGATCTCGTACCGCATGCCACCGTAGACTGGTTCGATGGCAACGTCCGCACCGGGATCGGTGATTTCCCCAGCATGTGCCATCATGGCGATGGAGAGTGAAGCAGTCTTGGCGTTACCAAAGCCAACGCAGAAACCGCGAGGATTCTGATCGCGGCTGTTCCACTTGCGTCCGGTGGCTGCTTCGTACAGTTGGCAGAGATCCACGTCGGCGTTGTCGTCAGCAGCGAAGAGGTTCGGTGCAGCTTGGCGAATGAAGGGGTCTTGCATCGCGCCAAAGACGCGATCCACCGAGGCTTGATCTTCCCAGCGTCCGAAGGATGGTGTAAACGACATGTCTGCGAGTCCTTAAAGTGTCAGAAGTCAATCTGAATCGCTGAAGTATGATGCCATCCAGATACTGCCAACCATCACTGCAAAGAGCAGTTGGCAGAAATCGTAAAGGCTCATTGCCCGAGCTTATCCAACGCATCAGCCCATTCAGCGAACATCTGCTTCACTAGAGTCTGGTTAATTGGCTTGCTGTCGCTGGCTGAATCATCGCTAATGCCCTGCCGGGTGAGGTAATCGGTTTGCAGTGCCTTCCGCAGATTAGTCAGGCTGGCCTTGTAGTCAGGGATGCCAGCGTTCTTCACGCTGTTGGCCATTAACTCCGTCAACTGCTTCTGCGTGGCGATCTTGGATATATCAGCGGTGCTTAAGGCAAGATAGACGCCTTCCAGCTTGCCGAGGTGGTCTTTGTTGCCGATGCCTGCAACGCTGTCAAGCTGGTAGGCGGCTCGCAGTGACTTGATAAGCGGAGTATCAGGAACCTCGTCGGGCTTGGGAGGCTTGGGCGATCCACCTCCTACGGAGAACTGAAACGCCGCAACCACTACCGCTTCGCCATCCTTCACCGTCATCCAGACAATGGTTGCCGTACCTTTCACCGTACCAGTAACAAGCAACCGATCGTACTTAGGATCAGGCGCGATCGTGGTCCACTTATATTCCGGCGAATCCTTGGATCGGAGCCAGCCTTCATAGCTAGAACCCTTGGGAATAAAGATAGTCTTGAGACAATCGTCGCTGCCTGGCACGACGTAGCGAGTGAGTTTCGTGGTGATCTCAATGTTGACTAGAGCATATCCACCAACTACCAAACTGGTTGGCGATGACTGGGCTTTCTTGATGGTATCCTGCGCTGACGCCACCTGCTGTTGCGTCGGCATCTCCCCCAGTGTTCTTACTTCTTGAGCCTGTGCTACGCTGCTAACCAACAGCAACAACAATGCAAAGCGTTTCATGGTCACTCCAACGTGAGTTACCGCCCAACATACACAGCATAGGAACAATGTTCAAGACTTTTCTTCCGGCACTGCCGGAACTGGTGCTTGATACGGACGAGGGCATGGTACCGTGTAGACTTCTTCCAAACTCTCACAATCAGGCGTAGTCTGCGGGCATGGCACCACTGGACAATCACCTGACAGCAGTACACCCTTGCCGTTAATGCATTGGTAAACACACATGCTACTTCTCCGATAAGAGTTTCATGAGTCTGTCGAGGTTGTACCGTGCGGCATCGACATTGCCGTTCTTGAGATGTATCGTGGTGAGCGTGGCCANNNNCATGGCTTCGATGACTTCCCTGCGATATTCGCTGCCCATGTTCCACCCCGCATAGAAAATGAATCCACCCGTTAGCCCTGCTATGAGGAACAGCAGGAAGATGTGTGCCATCCTCGGCAGTTTGTATCTCATTTGCCGTTACCACGCACTTCATCGACTACCCCGCCAATACCTCGTTTGGTGGCGGCTTTCTTGATCCGTGCGTAGCAGAGCATCAGGACTTCCCACGCAAACCAGGCTGAAACAGCCACGATGAATCCACCGATGAAACACTCTTCTGGCGCGCAATCGGTGTATCGTTTCAGTAGATACGGTGTAACCGGGACTGATGTGCAGACCGATACGGTGGCGTGAGTGATGGCTTTGTAACCTGTTACCTGTTTGAGTACAACGCCTACGGCTGATCCTGGGATCACTCCTCCGATCAGCCACAGCATCAGGAACGAGTTCCGTAACACCTCGACCCTGGCATGTTCATTGGCTATCTTTTCCTCTTCACGTTTCTTGGACGCTTCCTGCGCCGCGACCGTCTTGCCACTGTCCTGTACGACTTCAACAGGAGATGGCTTGACGGCTTTGAGAAACATTGTTTCCAAGCTGGTAACAGTGGTGCTTCCCAGCATGGTCACAAAGATAACGGCAATCCCGATAATCAGCCTATCCATGTTCATCATCCTTGCCGGGGTTATCGTGAGCGATTGCGTCATCTTACACTCTCCGTTGAATACACCCAACCTTGTTTTTCAGGTGTGCAAAAATGATACTGTTTGCATTCGTTATACTCTCACATTTTCCTTCGCACAAGAACTATACACCGATGCACCGTTGCAGGATGATACACTCACTTCCAGTAATGCGGTGTTGCCTGGTGTCAACATCGCAACATGAATTAATTAGGCCAAGGCTGCCTTGCAACAACCTGCGGCGTCGTAGTTAGCCCATTGATGATTCTGTCAGGAATCACAATTTCCTGAGCCGGAACGGGAACGGGAACAGCTTCGCCGTTGACGGTAACGTTCACTGTTTTAGCCGGAATGGTAATTGTCTGTCCCGGTATCTTGATGCCTGGGGTAGGCCCTACAGTGTTTCCACCTGGCGGAAACGCTATCCACTGTTCCACCGATGGCTCAACTAGCGTTAATGCCGCAGTGAGGTTGGTTCGCTCTCCGATGTACTTGATGCAATTCGGTTTCGGGCAACTAGCTAGAACTGCCCCCTCTTTCTGCAAGAAGTCGCTGATGGAAATTTCGAACACGCTGCCGGTGTTCGTCACTCGAACAAGCCAGTTTTCCCGCCCGGCTTGCGGGCTTCGGAAATTTACCTGTCCGCTTTTAATCGCTATAGCTCCGGCTTGATTGTTGTTCGTATCAATCAGGCTGTGGAACGCCTGATCGATAAAGATGTAATCAATGCTGATAGTCGGCGACCATCCCATCGAAATACATGTGCCGGGGTTGTCTGCGAATAGCTTCTCAAAGCCGAATTGACATGGTGAATCAATCCAGAGCGATGGGCAGAGTCGGCTGGCCACGGGTAGATAGTTCAGGGCGTAGGTTCGACCGGTGAAGTGCATATTCGCTGTCTGGTTGTGCTCAAGCCATATCGGCACATTGCCACCGAACTGGCAGTCGTGGTAGGTGTGCTCGCTGGCAGTATGGCCATTGATTCCTTCGCACTCCCACTGTACCCTGACGCCTTGAGTGCGGTAGTCCAGACGATCATTTCGAGCAAGGAAAGAACATCGGAAGAAACCGCAGGAGAACGCCTGCCCGCCTGAGTAATCTCTAAATGCCAATGCCGCGCTGCAACATCGCTTAGCGTTCGCTTGCAAGGGGTCTGTGGCAATCACCTTGCAGTCTTCCCATTGCCCTCGCCCTTCCACAATTACCGCAGGCCAGTAGGTAGGATGGGTGTTGGTGCCATTGGCTTCCGGCGGAAGCGTTGCCTTTGCTTGAATGATCCAATTTTTCCCGCCCTTGCCGCGAAACTTTCTTCCCTTGGCACCGGGGAACTTCTGCGTGGTTTCGCTGCCGACGTAGGGTTGCTTGAGTGGATCGGTGAACGTAACCGTCTTGGCTGGTTCCAGTTCAATTGTCTGTGCCGGTGAAGGTATCGGCACATTCACGCCGTTGATGGTTAAGATGGTATTGCCCGCTGGTATCGTGACAGTCTTGGCCGGAATGGTCATGGTGCTAGTCTGCACACCTTCCCACCCTTCGTACTCTTCAACGAAGGGCGAATAGACTTCTACCATGTCCCGGTCAATCTCCAGGTCACCCTTGCTGTACTTGGCCATCCGCTGGAAGTCGCTCAGATAGCTCTGCGGATTGGTCGCCGGATTCGGTGCAGGCGTATCGGTGCGGTAATGAAAAATGGAAATATAACAGTCGTCCGGTTGCCAGAGAAAGTCGTCTAGGTTTGCTGCTTCGGGTCGCTTGGGTTGCCGGTGCCAGTCGCCTCCCGGTGTGCGAAGGTAGAGATAATATCCCAAGGCTCCATGCGGAAACTTCTGCCCGCCTGTGGCGTATCCACCCATGCGAATCCGCCGCATGGTGTGGCAATCGGCTGCTGCGTTCAACTGCGTAGTGGCCGCCATGGTGCCAACTGGGGAAAGTGCTGTTTCGCCGTTGTGCGTCACCCACGAATAGGCCACTTCCAGATCGACGTTGGGGACTTCAAAACTAATCACGTCAGGAGGTGGGGCCACTATATCCGTCTCGCCGTTCTCCCTAAACATCACCGGGTTGAATGG